TTTAAGTAGAATTTTGCGTGTTCGTGTAGCGGGTGGCTCGGTTCATTGGCGGCTGCGCCTATTTCGAGCTTTTGCTGATTTATAAGCAACATGATTTTTCTGTTTTTGTTTCTGTTTTAAAAATGAAGGGCGGGAACTAACCCGCCCCCTATAACTATCTCAACTAAAGGATATTATCATTAAGGATCAGAGTGCACTGGTTCACCTTATTAAAGATAACCATAAATTCCGCAAGACCAGACATGCGCCAGTCATCGTAACTATCTATGGCTATGCCACTTGAAGTTCCGGGATTAGCCATTCCTGGAATGTCCTTTATAATACGACTACGATTCTCACCATTATAGTTTTTGAAACCGAGCGTGAAGTTTTTCAACTTCGTAGTCTCAGGACTTTCCATACTACCTCTGACGGTTACATCGACATCAGGAAGAATGAATCCGAGTTCCTTGTGGTAGCCATCGAAAGCGGCTGCTCCATAGGATGTTGGATCGCTAAGGGACGGGAGTTCTTTAAATGTGAAGAACACACCATTTTTCTTAACAGCCTGAAATGCTACCTGAATCTGAGCAAAAGTTTTCATCAGATCAGTTCCACCGGAATATTCCTTAATAAAATCAAGGTTACTGTTTTCTACGAATTTGTAGAGGGTTGAACCCATAAGGAAGGCTACGTTTCTATCAGCAACTCCCTGTGAAGTAAGGATGTCCTTAACATCATCAAAGTCTGTTGACTGATAAGCAGTCGTGTAGTACTGTAAGTTAGCTCTCTCGGCCATGTGCCTTAAAAGACCTACTGTACCTGTAACGGTATTCAGATCACCATTGCGGGTTGCCTGAGTGATTACATTGGTAACACCCTGCCCCATGAATATCTCATCATTGATAGCCTTGCTTAAGAAAAAGTCCATCTCGATAGAGGCTTTGCTGAAAATTCCAGTTCCACCACCCTTGAGCTTTTCGTAGTACTTCTCATTTGACTGAATTGAACCTTCAATAGTCAGGTCGGCTTTAACAGTCGATGTTTTGAATGTACGTGAGTACCATCCTGCTGACTTAGAAGTTCCACTTGCTACACCATTGGCATAGTTACCTGGTTTAACCATCAGTTCAGTTCCATCGGGTACTGCTATTGCTATAGCGGTGTCATCACGAGTTGGAAAAGCTGTCCATGTGGCATTCTCATCAAGGGTAACGTCATCAACGCTAAGAACCTGATAGATAGCCGGAACGATAGACTGAGCACCATCTTCCTCTATGTAATAAGCCGGAATGACAATCTGATCATTAACTGCAAGGTAGCACTTATGATTAGCATCAAACTCATCGGCATCAAGACTGAAGGTTATGTTATTATCGGCTGCTGTGATAGCTATTTCGCCATCGAGCTTAACGAGTTTTACCAAAGAACCTTCTTCCCATACGGTTTTAGTCGGGCCTGCTATGGGTACAGTTGCGCCCTGCATTACTGCAAATTCCAAAAGCCCAATATTAGGGCCATAATATTTTACTAATTCCTGCCATATCTGAGGCACATTCATGGCATCATAGACGGTATTCCATCCTGCGCCGTAAACTGCATCGTTTGTGGTTGAAAGAAGTGCTTGTGTGTTTACTGTTGACATTTTGTTATAATATTTTTAAAAATTAGTTTAACTTATTTCCCTGTAAGAGAACTTATAAGTGAACTAATCCCTTTCGGTGCTTGCACATCCCCTTGATCTGTAGCGGTTGATGTATTTGGTAGTTGCGTGTTGTTTAGCTCTGCATCTATCTTAGCCTGTAGGTCGGTCTGTGCTTGTTTCACTATCGCCTCCCTTATCTTGCTAAAATTCTCGTACAGAAAATTAGAATCACGCATCCTTATTGCTGTTGCCAAATTTTTCTCGTCCATGTCCATTCCGGCCTGTATAAACATGCCATCGAACATTTCACTTGCTTTTTGCTTGTAATCATCGGGTACTTGCCATTCAAAATCCCCAAGTGAAAACTTGTCGAACTTAGTAAATTGCTCTCTGACGGGCGATATCGCTTGCATCTTCTTAGCTAAGGAATCTGCTTGTAGCTTTTCTCGCTCTTCTTTTGAAACAATCTTAGGGAGGTCTACCTCTTTTTTAAGATCGCCAATCTTCGTTCTCCATACATTAGCATCCATCGCAATCTGAGTTCTGGTAGCACCATCCCATTCTTCGGGTTTGCTATCAGGATCAATGCCGTACCGTTTGTAGAGAACATCTTTAACGTACTTCCCACCTTCGGGAAGTCGTTTGTTAAATAGTCTCTCGGCTTTAGCCAAAAGATCAAAATCATCCATGCCATCAATGTTACTCGTTACAATCTCCTGTAACACGTTAGCATCTCTGTCAGGATACTTAATCTTTAATTGCTCTGCTATGTAGGCTTCGGGAGTTGAAAAAAACTTCAAAGGATCGTTTAAACTTTCAAGTCTCTCAATTTCCTTTTGTCTCTCTTCGGCACTCTTTTTTAGGTTTTCATAATCACTTAAGCGGGCTTCGTATTCCGAAACTTTCTTCGGCAATTCAAATATCCCCTTGATCTCTTCGTCTGCCTTGTACTGAGTACCGTAGCGTTTATTAAAATTTTCAATGAACTCATCCGCTTGAGGTGTTTCCACTTTAGGCGGTTCGGGAGTCTGCACAGGCGGTGTTACTGTCTGCGTAGTCTCCACTGTATTTTCTACCACCGGAACCTGAACTGCTTCAGGAGGCGTAGTATTAAGTCCTAATTCTGCCATCTGTTTATTTCTGTTTTAAAAACGCAAAGATAGTTATTTTTTACTTATAGGCTTTTCGAGCTTATCAAGTACCTTCTTTGCCTTCTCTCTTACCTCTTTTGGTAAGGCTTCAAGTNNTTTCTTATCCATTATATTAAAATTTATATTGGTTGAACATTCGGTGGTGTAGTAGGCTGTTGAGGTTGTTCCATATTGGAACCAACTTGTGCCATATTTGCACTTGTTGCCATAGCCTTCTGTGTATCTAATAAGTTTATAGTACCTTCTGCTTTAGCGAGCTCGGCATATAAATCTACATTGTCTGTACCCATTTGGGCAACTATGTTCGATAAAATTTTATAACGTTCACTTGCTGTTGTCATCTTGCTGCTGTTAGTGGTTGACCCGTCTCCTGAGCCATCATGTCCAAATATGCCTGTTTCAATAAGTTAAGGTTGCTTTCTTTCTGCATAAGGACTGCTTTAATCTGTCCTCTGAGGGCTTCTTCTTGCTGTTTAGCTTGAGCATCTGCCTGTTGTAACTGCATAGCGGCTTGGTGGTCTGCTTGTTTGGCTTGCATATTCTGTTGTCCCTGAGCCTCAATGACAGCCATCTGTTGTCTTTCTGCGTCTTGTTTATTCTTTTCGATAGTATAACGCATCTCTTCTTCCAATTCCATTATATCNNCGCATCTCTTCTTCAAGCTCCATGATATCTGCACCGTTCTCAAGGCGGCTATTGAAATATATGGCATCGGGTATCTCTATGCCGGGACGCTGTTCCCTCGTGTTCTGTAGTGCAAGTTCTATCCACTTGGCAAAGATAGCCTTTGCTTTGCTATCCGGTTTAGCCCGAAGTGTTAACCCATACTGCACACCCTCATTTTCCATTAACCGAAGAGCTTCCATATCGGCATTAGAGATTACACCCGAATAACCATCCCGTATCTCCTGACTATTGCGGATACCTACTTGTATCCTTCTCATCATTGCCTCTCCTACACTTTCCTTAACCTCAAAGCAAGCATCCATAATAGGCTTCAATACATTTGATGTTGCCTGTAATGCTGCTTCTGTAGTCCCTACGGGGGCATTAGGATCAGGTGACGAACCAAGTGATAACGGATTAATACCTGTAATTTCTTCTATAAGTTTGAATAGAGTCTCCATGGCTTTAGCTGTCTCCTCTATTCTCATTCCCATACCTCCCTCAATAGGTGTGATAGGTAATGCTGCTCCACCCGTGTAAAGTCCTGTACCTGCACTATAAGCATAGGGGAGTACACCTGTCTGTCTCCATAACTTGATAACCT